CCGGGAAGCGCGGCGGCATTTGCGACGCGGCGGCATTGGCCGACACGATCCGCGCCGGGCTTGCCGACATACCGACCCACGTTTCGCTGAATCCGCTGACCGGGAAAGAGGGGCTGACGAAAGACGGGCTCCCGTCATTCGACTGCGCCGCGACCGTCGCCGCGTTTCCGTTCGCCCTTCTGGAGTTTGACGCCATGCCGCTTGCCGACCAATGCGCCATATTCGCCGCCCTGATCCGGCGGAAGCCGGGCCGCGTTGTTTCGCTTTGCTATTCCGGCGGCAAGTCGATCCATGCCGTCGTGCTGATACCAGAGGCGCACGACCGCCGCCTGAAAACCCTGCCGCCGACACGCCAACTCCGCGAGGATCGGAACGAGAACGACGACGCCAAGTGGCGCGGCGAAATGGACGCGCTTGTCCGCCTGTTCGCGTCTTCCGACGATCCCGCCGAACGGATAGACCTTGCCCCGACGATGAACCCCGCCATACACACCAGACTGGCCGGGGCCTACCGCGCCGACAAGGGCAAGCGGCAGACCCTTCTTTACCTTGACGCCGACCTTGCGCGGCGCGAATTGGAGATATTTTAGCCATGAGCGACGAAAAGAACCTGACCACCCACGACCGCGAGTTGATTGTGTTGGCGTCACTAATCGCCCCAGAGACGGCCAAGGCCGCGAAAAAGGCGATCAAGGCGACGAAATTCGACCCGCACAAAATGTTCACAGACCCAGAGGCGCGGGACAACTTCGACGTACTTTGCCACAACGGGCCGGAAATCTTCGCGGGCAATATCGGCGGGCGACCGCTTTCAGACCTTGCGACGCCCTACATCGAAGCGCACCTCGCCGCCATTGTCGCCGACTACCGACGGCGGCTTGCCGAGAGCGACCGCACCCTTGACACCTTCGAGACGCCCGGCCCGGACACCGATGACCCCGACTGCCTGTTCCAGAACCGTTGGCTCCGGCGCGGGGCTTGCGGCGCGATTGTTTCGACTTCCGGCGTGGGGAAGTCGTCGTTTTCCATGCAAGCGGCGACCGTTTGGGCGGGCGGACAAGAGTGCCTCGGCGTCCGCCCCCTGCGCCCGCTGAAAATCGGCATTTTCCAGAGCGAGGACGACGAGTACGACGTGGCGAACTTCCGCGACCGAATCCGCATCGGGCTTGCCGCCGAACTGGACTGGACGCCCGAACAGATACAGGAAGCCGAGAGCCGCGTGACCTTTTGCGCGTTGGACGGATCGACCGGGGCGCGTTTCGTCGAGCATTTGCGCCGGAAACAGACGCAGCACCACTTTGATTTGTTGATAATAAATCCGCTTTTCGCGTTTTTCGGCGGCGATATGAACGACGGAAACGCCATGACCGCGTTTCTCCGCCACGGCATAGACCCGCTCATAAAGGCCGACGAGACGAAATGCGGCTGCATCATCATTCACCACACCGGGAAGCCGAACAAAGACGCGCTGAACCAAGGCGAGGTTTTCAAAGCCTACCTCGGCAGCGGATCGGGCGAATTTACGAACTACATCCGCTCGGCCCTTGTGCTGACCCCGTGGAACGGCGGCAAGTTGCCCGGCGTCTTCGACCTTATCGCCGCCAAGCACGGCGACAAACTGGCGTGGCGCGACGACAACGGCAAGCCGACGACAAAGAAAACGGTCTGCTACGCGAACAGACTGCCAGAGTACGCCGACAAAGGCATGATTTTCTGGGTGGAGCCGGACGCCGTGCAGCTTGCCGAACTGAAAAAAGGCGCGGCGACCAACACCGCCGCCAAGCCGAACCAGCCGCCACCGATTGAACGTTGCGCCCAAGTGATCGCCGAACTGATCCGAACGGCATGGACGGCGGAAGCCCGCCCCGCGTCCGCCTCACGCGGACAACGCGACTGGGTTTCAAAGTTGACGAAGACCAAGACGGGCTGCAGCCGTTCCACGAACGAGGCCGCCTACAACCTCATCGCCGCCGATCCGGCGCGTTTTGGATTGCGCGAAATCGGGAGCGGACGCGGCGCGTATTTCGTCGCCGCCGACACCCCGGACGCCGCCGCCGAAATCGCCGATTTGAACCCCGAACAAGAGATGCTTTTTTGACCCATGAAAAGAACCTCCCAAACCCTTCCTCCCAAACTTCCTCCCAAATTTGGGACATTAGGGGGAAAGAAACTCCCAACTCCCAAGGGAAAAGCCCCCCTTATAGGGGGCTTTTGCCCTTGTGAGGTATTTTGGGAGTTTTCCCCCACCCCCGTTAGCCCCCTTTTGGGAGTTTTTGGGAGTTTTTGGGAGGTTGCCTGAAAGGACGAAAAAAATGCCGCGTAAACCGAAAGCCAAAAAGCCCACCCTCACCATCATCGAGGACACCCGCGAACAGACCCCGCTGACTGACTGGCCGGAATCCGTCGCCGTCGAATCCGGGACGCTCCACACCGGGGACTATTCGATCAAGGGGTGGGAGAACTGCTTTGCAATCGAGCGCAAGAGCCTCGCCGACTTCGCCGGAACCATGATGGGCGGGTACGAGGCGCACAGCGAGAAGCCGAAAAAGCGGTTCAACCGCGAACTGGAGCGCATGAGACACTACGACCTCGCCGCCGTCGTCGTCACCGCGACCGCCGCCGACGTGCTGACCTTCCGCCACCATTGCGGCATGGACGCCCACGGCGCGTTGTGGGGCTTTGCCCTGTCCGTCTTCGCCACATACGGCGTCCCCGTGTTTTTCCTGAATGACGAACGGACGGCGGCGCGGTGGATTGCCGACCTTGCCCGGCATTATGTCGCCGTTCGCACGAAAAAGAACTTCACAAAAGCCGACCTTTCGGCGCGGATCGTTGCGGATTGGGCGTTTTGACCGAAAAGCAAAGGCTGAGAAATGACAGGAAAATCGTACACTTGCCACAACTGCCCAAAAGGGCTCGGCGCACATTGCGCCCGCTGCCGTCGTGTAGATCAGGACGACATCAGGATACAACACTCCCCGCACAACCGCGCCGAACTCCAAGCGACGACGACGCACCCGCCGAGCGAACAGGCGACCGCCCTGCCCGCCGAGATCGAAGACAAACTGCGCCGCTTCCTGTTCGACCTTTTCGACCTTGACCCGATCCAACTGCTACTCCTTCGCCATGTCAAACAGGGCGGAACCCCGGCCACATTCGGGCGACACTTCGCCGCGTTCCTGAAATCTTCGATCATCTACGGCAAGCGGAAGCACAGGGCAAGGTGGGAGCGGACGTGCCAAGAGATCGGCGCGTGGATCAGCCGGGCGACCGCGTGGGCGATTTGGGACGGCATTGTGAAGAAATCCCCGCTTCTGGCCGTCTTCCAGACATGGGAGCCGGGACACGGGGGCCGACAGGCGGACGACCTCACCCAAGAGGACGCCCGGCAAGTGCAGATGCTGTTGGATTTGGGCATTGAGGAGGGCGGTTGATATGTTCATAACTCACCCACCGCGCCAGACGCGCGAAAACGCCCCCACAAGCCCTTGCAACCACGGCAAGGAAAACACACGGGCGACGAGCGCGGACGCGCCACAGGCGAACGTGGGCGGCTCACGCGCGATTGTAGGGGGCAACCCACCCCGCCAAGGTACTGTCGGCGGATCGGCCCTTACGCCCACAGGCCGAGGTCTCGAGCGTTTTTCGCGTCACGTTTTTATGGCGTTTTTCGGGCTTTTTTATCTGATTTTTGCCGAAATTCGCGAGAATTTGCGCGACGTTTTCGCCATGTTTCGACCATAACGGGGGCGCAAATGGCATTATTCGACACAATCCAGACGCCGCAACAGGCGGAGCCGACGCCCGCAACAGGCGGAAAGACGGCGATGCGTTGCCACACCGTGCGCGGGAAGCGGCTTTTTGACGTTCGCCGCTTCAATTCCGAGGCCGCATTGCTCGAAAACGCCCCGTGGCACTTCCAGAGCGGCACGACCTACCACGTTATCAGCGGCGGCGATTGCGACGCCTTGACCTTCCTCCGGCACGTCGTCAGGCAGCAGCGGCTCGACTTTTGCCTCGTTTCGTCCTGGTGCTACGGCGTCGAGGACGTTTCCGAAATGGGCGACTGGCTCGAAAAAGGCGCGGTCGGGCGTTTCGACTTCTACTGCGGCGAGATCGCAAAGGCGTCCTACGCCATGTGCGCCGCCGAATTGGGCGAAATCGCCCGCAAGGGCGGCGGACGGTTGGGAGTGTTCCGCAACCATTCCAAGGTTATGGCGTTTTACGGCGATAAATTCGACGGCGCGATCCTGTCGTCGGCCAACGTGAACACGAACCCGCGCACCGAAAACACGGTGATCGCTTGCCAGACAGAGGTCGCCGACTTCTATAAGGCGTTTTTTGACGACATCCACCCCTTCAATTACAAAGACTTTCCGAACTTCACCCCGTGGAGGCGCAAATGAGCGAAGAAACCCTGCAAGCGATCGAGAATTGCGGCGCGGCGGAAATGCCGACCGCCGAAACGTGCGCAATCGCCGAAATCACCGAGGCCGAGTATTGGGCGGACGCGGAAGCGCAACGGCGGTACAGGATCGGGCAACTACGCACGAAACTGGAGATGCGGCAAGCCGTGATAAAGATGGCGAAGAGCGGCAACCCGCAGATGGTGAAGGTTTACCAAGACTTTATCGCCGAAAATGCGGCGGACTTTCCGCCGACGAAGACCCCAGACGGCGAGGACGGCGGAGAATTTGACGGGATATGAGCGCAACGGCGGAGAAAAAGCCCGTCCGCCTGTTGACCGAGGAAGAGGCGGCGGCGGTATTGAGGCGCGGCGGATCGAAACACGCGACCGCCCGCACCTTGCGTTGGCTTATTCAGCAGCCGGGCGCACCCGCCCGCCCGGACTTCCAGATCGACCTCGCCGCCGTCGCCGACTACTTGCGCCGCCGGGCGAACCGATCCGCGCCTGGACTGAAAGGCGCGGCGGCACTTTTCGACAAGATCGTCCCGGAGAAAGCCCGGCCCCGCGCCTTGACCTACGCCGAACGGCAAGCGAAGAGCCGGGCGAAGTCGTCACACGCCGACATTGCCGCCGACCTTGACGCCGCGCTTGCCGGGATTGACTGGAAACGCCGCCGCCGGGCCGAGCGGGACTTCCTGTACTTTCTCCGCGCCTATTGCACGAACGACGACCCCGGCGCGGGCGCATTTCTGGAAATTCCGCCGCCGCCGACCATGCAGCCGATTGTCCGCGACATGGAACAGGCAATCGGCGACGCTTCGATCCCCTACCACATCCGCGTCGCCAGAGGCCACGGCAAGACCGCCTACACCAAGGGCGCGGCGTTATGGGTTGCCGCGACCGGGCGCAGACGGTACGAAGTGGTGGTCGGCGCGAACGACGGCAATGCGTCAAACATCATCGAGGACATTTTCGCCGCCGTCACGTCCGGCCCGGCGTTCATTCAGGACTTCCCCGAAATCGCCCTGCCGTTCCTGAAACTGGCCGGAGCCTACCAACGCGCCAAAACCCAGAAGTACCACGGCAAGCCGACGAACCCGCGCAAAGCCGCAGACCGCATCGTGTTTCCGTCCGTCGCCGACCCGCGAACGGGGCGACCCTTCCCGTCGTCCGGCGTGATCCTTGACGCCATAGGCTTTAACGCGGGGGCCAGAGGAAAGGCGAAGGGAATCATCCGCCCGGACTTCCTGATTTTCGACGACTTGCAGAACGACGACAAGGCCCAGAGCGAAGGACAGGTCGGCAAAATGGCCGCGAAGATCAAAAAGACCTTCATGGGGCTTGCCGGACACAGGAAGAAGATCGCGGCCATAATGACCTCGACGCCGATTGAGGCCGACGACCTTTCCGAGACGTTCGCCGCCGATCCCGGATGGAAGACGAAGACCTACAAGATGGTGACGGCCTGGCCTAAATGCCACAACCCGGAAGCGACCGCCGAAGAGCGCAAGGGCGTCCGCGACTATTGGGCCGAGTATTGGGACATATTCCAAGCCGAGAAAGCCGCCGACCGCTTGCCGCACATTGCGGCCAATCGTTTCTACAGGAAGCACCGCAAGGAGATGGACGACGGCGCGGCGGTACTGAATCCGCGAAACTTCGACCCGGCGACCGAGATCAGCGGAATCCAACACGCCATGAACATCTTACTCCGTGACGGCGAGGCGACGTTCATGAGCGAATACCAGATGCAGCCGCCGCGCAATGCGTTCGCGTTCGAGTTGTCCGCCCGGCACATCCTGTCCCGAATCCGGCGCGGCGTTCCGCCGAAGACGATCCCGCCCGCGACCGTCTTCACCGCCGCCGCAACGGACATCAACCCCGGCTACGCCATAACCACGGCGATCACGACCTTCGACATACGGCTGACCGCGCTTGTCACGTCCTACCACGTCACCCGCATACGAATCCCGGAGAACTTGAACGACACCGAGTTTAACGCCAGGCTATTCGCCGCCCTGAAAGCACACGCCCGCGAGATCGTGGCGCAGGGAATCCACATCGACAAGTGGGGCATAGACGCGGGCGGGCGGCAATTCAACACCGTGACCGCGTTCGCGCCGACCGTCGCCGCCGAGTTTGGGATCGAGGCCGTCGCCATGTTGGGCCGCGCCGGGCAGAACTGGAACCCGAACGTCCGCAGCCGAATCCGCAGCGAGAAGAACGCGACCATTTTGTGCCGCGATCCGCAGGGGCGGCGTTGGCTTGCATGGAACGCCGACGAGTACAAAGAGAAGATGCACCGGGCATGGGCGACGGAGCCGGGCGCGGACGGCGGGCTTTCCCTGTTCGACGGCAACGCCAACCACTACCGCTTCGCCGTCCAAGTGGCGAACGAGAAACTCAAGGCGAAGACCCGCGTGAAGTCGAACGACGGCAAGGAGCGGTACGCCTACAAGTGGCAGACGAAGAACCCGCACGATTTCGGCGACTGTCTCGCCATGTGCTACGCGCTTGCGGGCGCGGAAGGATTGACAGGGGAAGGAGAGACAATGCCCAAGAAGAAGACGCGCCTCGCAATCGGCGGCAAGATCGTCGGCGCGAAGAATGAAGAACCACCGATCACGGAAGCCGGGGCCGCTTCCGTCCTGAAGGATGAAAACGGGAACTGGCCCCCGCAGACGCCGCCGCCACAGGCGAAGAAGAAACACCGCCTCGCAATCGGCGGGCGGCTTTACTGATCGAAAGGAGCGCAACATGGACTACGACACCCGCGACATTTTGCCCGACGAATACCGCAACAGGGAAGAACGCCCGAAACGCCGCCGCGATTTTGACCGCCGCGCTAATGGTGAGGAAAGGAACCTTCACCAATGGCGAGACGATTTACAGACCGCGCCGTGTTCGACGGCGAGACGCTGACCGGGACATGGACGGCCCCGGACGGCGCGACCGCCGTCACCGTCAAACTTTCAGACGGCACGAAGAACGCCGAAGTCGCCGCGACCGCGAACGGCGACGGCACATGGACGGCAAGAGCCGACGCCGCGACGCTTGCGGGCTTTTCAGGCGCGACGCGGTGGATCGTTTACGCGACGACGCCCGACGGAGTTGAACAAATCGCCTTCGGCGCGGTTTACATCCGCCCGCTTGTTTCCAGATACCGCGCCGTCGTCGCCGCAGTAGAGACTGCCCTCCAGAACTACGGCAACAATCCAACCAAGAGCATACAGGTCGGCGAACTGTCGATCACCTACAAGGACTACGCCGACCTCCTGTCGATCCTTGCCTACTGGCGCAGACGCGCCGACGAGGACGAGACGGGGCAAACGCCTAAAGCCAACGGGCCGAAATTCGCGAAAGTGAGGTTTGTGTAATGTTCGACTTCCTGAAAAGACTGGCCGGGGCGAAGCCGGAACAACCCGCAGCGCACAACACGCGGCTCGTCCGCTCATTCAGCGCGGCGCAAGTTTCGCGAGTGCTTGCCCCGTGGAAATGGGACGGCGGCTTTTCCAACACCGAGATCGCCGCCGCGCTTTCGACGATCCGGCAGCGATCCCGCGACATGGAGAAGAACTCCGAACACTATCTGCGGTGGCTTGACCTTTTCGTCGCGAACGTCGTCGGGGACGGTTTCAAGTTTAAGCCCTTGCCGGGCCGCGAGACGAACGTCGAGAAGGTGGACGCGAAAGCGGCGGCGTTCCTGTCCTACCATTGGTGGAAGTGGACGACCGACCCCGAACTGGCCGACGTGACGGGCCGCAAGTCGTTCGCGGCCATTTGCCGCTTGTGCGCGTCGAATTGGGCGCGGGACGGCGAGGCGTTTGTCCTGATCGACCGCGCCGCCCAGAACGATTACGGCTTTTCGCTCCGCGTGATCCGCCCGGACGCGATAGACGAGACGATGAACCTCAACGGCACGGCGACCGCGATCCGCAACGGCGTCGAGGTTGACCGCCGGACGTTGCGCCCCGTCGCCTACTATTTCCGCGCCGAGCGCGAAGACCCGGCGGCGGCGTTTATCGGCGGCAAGCCTGTCGTCCGCATACCCGCCGCGAACATTCTCCATCTTTACACGCAGCACGACGAGACGCAGACGCGGGGAATACCGCTCGGCCATGCCGTGCTTTGCAAGTTGAAGATGTTGGACGAGTACAACGTCTCGGAACTTGTCGCCGCCCGCGACGAATCCAACACGACGGGCGTCTATACCGCGCCCGCCGGACAGGGCGGCGAGATCGGCGAGTACGACGACGACCAATCCGCAGCCCTTACAATGCCGAGCGAACCCGGCACGAAGATCATGCTCGAACAGGGGTGGGACTATAAGACGGTCACGCCGTCGCACCCGAACCGCGAACTGACCAACTTCAAGAACTCCATGCTCCGGGACGTGGCAAGCGGCCTCGGCCTTGAGTACGCCTGTTTCGCGAACGATTGGGCGGGCGTTTCGTTTTCGTCCGTCCGCGCCGGGACGCTTGCCGAGCGCGACCATTGGCGGACGCTCCAAGCCCAGATGATCGAACAGTTGGTGGCCCCCGTCTTCCGGGCGTGGCTTGCGTCGTTCCTGAAATACCGGGCGTCGTCGCCATACGTCGCCGCAGACTTCCCCCGGCTTGTCGAGCATGAGTTTCGCGGGCGGACATGGGAGTGGGTTGACCCGATGAAGGACGTGAACGCCGCAGCCGTCGCCGTCGCCCACGGTTGGAAGACCGACACCCAGATCGCCGCCGACTACGGCACGGACTACGAAGAGAACCTCGCCGAACAGAAGCGGCTGAAGAAGAAGAAGGACGCCGCCGGGATTTTGACCGAACCGCTAAAGGTAGAGAATACCCCGAAGACGGGAAAGGAGAACGATGAAGACGAGAAAGACTGACTGGCGCGTCCGCGCCGCTGATCCGAAGGACGACAAGCGCAAGTACCGCGCCGCCGACTGGATCGTCGAAACGCGGGAAGTTGGAGAGGGCAAGGACAAGAAGACCGAGCGCGTCGTGCGCTGCTCGATTTCGTCCGAGACGCCCTACGCCCGCTACATGGCAGACCCCGAAAGCGGCGAGTGGGTGAAAGCGTTAGAGGTACTCGGCCACGGGCCGGGCGAGATCGACGACACCCGGATGCGCGACGGACTTGTCATTCAGGACGACCACTACGGCGAACAGATCGGGATCATGGACAAGCCGGAGGTCAAGGACGGCAAGATTTGCGGCACGATCCGTTTCGGCCATTCCCAGAAAGCGCGGGACATTGAGGCCGACGCCCTTGACGGCATAAAACGCAATATGTCCGTCGGCTACATCGTGAACGAGTACAGGCGCGACGGCGTGGACGCGGCAACGGGGCTCCCGATTTTCCGCGTCACGAACTGGACGCCATACGAAGCAAGTTTTGTGAACGTTCCGGCGGACACGAACATCGGAGTCGGAAGAGCCGAAGCCGATGAACCCACTACCCGGACGGCGGCGAAGCCCGCCGCTGAATCAACCAACAAGAAAGGAATCCAAATCATGGATAAGCCGACAACGGCGGGCTATACTGCCGAACAGAAGACGAAAATCCGCGAAATGGCCTCCGCCGCGCACGTTAGCGGCGAGGAAGTCGCCGACATCCTGACCTCGGAGCGTTCCTTCGAGGAAATCCGCGAGGAACTCCTGAACCGCCGCGAGAAGTATCTTGCGGAACTGGCGAAGAAGCCCGCGAAGCCCGCAGCGGAAGCCCGCGCCGTCATTGACGAGGGCGACCAGAAGAAAATCCGCCAGAAGTACGACTTCGCCAAGGTGCTGCGCTACTACGCAGAGGTCGCCGAGTCGAAGTATTCGAGCATCGACATTGCGTTCGAGCGCGAGATTTCCGACGAACTGGCGAAGCAGACGGGCCGCGCCGTGCAGGGCATCCTCCTTCCCGATTTCGTCGGCAACCGTGCGGCGGCGAACGCCAACGACGGCGGACTGACGCTCGGAACCCCGGCCTACAACACCGACACGGCGGCGGGCGGCATTACGGGCATCGGCGGCACGGGCAAGGACACCATCGCCACCATGCTCCTCGCCGGGCAGTTTATCGACGCCCTTGTCGCGACGCTTGTCCTTCGCGAACAGTTGGGCGCGGAAGTGCTGACGGGCCTTGTCGGGAACATTTCGATCCCCAAGGGCGGCAGCATTTCGGGCGGGTGGATTTCCGCCGAGGGCGGCAACGCGGCCAAGAAGAACCCCACCTTCGGCCAGATCACGGCGACGCCGCACACCTACGGCGCGTATGTGGACATTACGCGGAAACTGCTTCTGCAGTCGTCCGTCAATGTTCAGGCCAAGGTGCTCGAGTGGCTCATGTACGCTTGCGCCGCCGGAATCGAGACCGCCGCGTTTCAGGGCGCGGGGACGAGCGGTGCGCCGACTGGCCTTTGCACCGCCCTCACCGGGACGGCCTGGAGCAACGCGCCGACCTTCGACAAGATCGTCGACCTTATCGCAGCGGTGAAGACCGCGAACGCCTACAAGCCCTCGATGAAGTTTGTCGGCAATTCCGGCGTTTGGGCGAAACTGGCGAAGACCCGCGATTACGAGGTGCTGACCGACGGCGCACAGACGCCGAAGAACGTCGGCGCAATCGGCGGCTCCGTCCGTCTCCTTGACACGGCGACGAACAAGGTGATCGGGCGCGATTTCGTCGAGGCGAACCTCATGCCCGCCGCGAAGTTGCTTTTCGGCGACTTCACGCAGTTG